CTGCTTCGCGTATGTGAAGAGTGGCGTGATCCTTGCCGAGCGTGGTCTCAAGACCCACATGGATGTCCGCGCCGACCTCTCGCACTCCCTTCAAATCCGTTCCGTGGCCAGCCTCGCTGCCGTGCGTATGGAAGAGAAGAAAGTCGTCGAGATCGCCTGCGACGAAGTCCTCTAAGTTCCCGCACCCCGCTGGCAGACCGGGCTATGTCTGCCACCCACTTTTTCAATCTGTGATCTGACCGCTGCTCAATGACAGACATCCAAATCTGCAACCTCGCACTCGCCCGCCTCGGTGATTCCCGCATCACCGCACTCACGGACGCGACCGCGCAGGCGCAGTATTGCTCTCTGTTCTACACGCAGACGGTCGAGGAACTCCAAGCCGAATACGATTGGCAGTTCTGCCGAAAGCAAGTGAATCTCACCAGCGGCACAGCCCCGATTTCCGGCTACTCCCTGCAATACACGCTCCCGACCGATTTCTTGCGGGTGCTTCGTTTTGGAAATGTGGATTCCAACGAAAACTTCGGCGTGTGGGAAATCATCGCCGACAAAATCCACACCAATCTCTCGTCTCCGGTGGCGCTCGATTACATCGCCGCCGTGACCGATCCAGCGAAATTCCCGGCGTTGTTTGTCGAGCTACTGACAATCAAATTGGCCGGACTCCTCGCCATGCCACTGACCGGCTCGAAAGACCTGTTCGGCCAAATGGCGGAAATCTTTGGCGCGACCATGCAGAAGCCCGGTCTTCGCACTCTGATCATCAACACGCAAGCGCCGAAGACCACCACCTCGGCGGCGAATTCCGTGACCGAGATTTGCCGACAAGCCATCCTCCGGGTCGGCCCATTGGAAGCCTTCAAGCCTTACGGCGAACCCATGGTCATCGCCCAATCTCTCTACGAGCAAACCCGCGACGAACTTCTCGCCGATTTCGAGTGGTCGTTTGCCCGCTCGCAAGTCTCCGTGGCGAAGGATGCGGCCAACCCGGCCTCGGGCTATGCCTACCGCTACGCGATCCCCGCAGGCACCGGGCAAATTCTGCGAATCAACAACCTCGACGATAGCGAGAATAGCGGCAAATGGGAGGTGATCGGTGGCCATGTCCACACCGACTTGCCGACCCCCATCATCATGGACATCACCACCAAAGTCACGGATGTCGCAAAATATCCGCCGATCTTTGTGCAACTCCTCACCACGACCCTTGCACTCAAATTGTGCGGAATTATTGAATCCAAATGAAATACGAATCCCTTTTCCAAGAACTGCAATTCCTCATGGCGAAACCGGCCTTGCTGGAGTCCATCGAGACGGTTGCCAATTTTACTGGCACTCTCACCGCCACCGCCTCGGAACTCATTCGCCAAGCGATCCTGCGGGTTGGCAATGCCGAAACCTACAAGAACCAAGGCCAACCCTTTGTCTTTGCCGCCAAGTTCTACCAGCCCACCATTCTGGAAATTCTTTCGGAATTCGATTGGCGGTTTGCCCGCCAGCAAGTTGGAAGCGTGGCAAAAGATGTCGCGAACCCAGTGACCGGCTACGATTTCCGATACCCGACCCCCAGCGGTGCTTTGAAAATCATGCGAATCAACGGCATCGATTCCGTTGAGAATTTTGGAACATGGGAAGTCGTGGGAGAATTTATTCACACGAACCTCACGACACCTATCGCCATTGATTACATCGCCGCGCCTGCGACCGACACCACTTATCCCGCCATCTTCAAAGAAATGGTCGTCGTTCGCATGGCTTACAAGCTCGCAATGGCCATGGGATTAGCCGGTCAAGCCGAGGCCGCGATAAAAGAAATGGAAGCTCTGGCAGCGCGTCCCTCCCTGCAACGCGAAATCGAATCCATCGCCGACTCAATGGCTTCCAACACGATTTCCACACGGACACAAATTTGCAAGCAGGCGATCATGCGTTTGGGGTCTACCGAGACCTTGATCAAGCAACCGATGGTTTTTGCCAATTCGTTCTACGATCATACCTTGGAAGAACTTCTTTCCGATGTCCCGTGGGCTTTTGCAAAAAAGCAGGCGAGCATCACCGCAGATGTCGCCGCGCCAACTCAAGGGTTTGCCAAACGCTATGCTTTGCCCGCTGATTTTGTGCAACTTATCCGAGTCGAAAACATCGATTCCTCGGAAAATTTTGGCCAATGGGAAATCGTGGGAGGATTCCTGCACACCGACCTCGGATCTCCCGTCAAGATCGACTACACCTTCAACCAGACCGATGTCACCCAATTCCCTGCGCCCTTTACCGAGGCGCTGATTGCCAGACTCGCCAGCAAAATCGCCATGCCGCTCACGCAAAAGGGCGACATCGCCTCGGCCATGGCAACCATCGCCGTCGAGACCATGATGCGCCCCAGCATCCGCATCCTCATCGAGAAATCCGCCAAACCCCGCGCCACCACCGCCGCCAACTCGGTTTCCGAAATCTGCCGACAAGCCATCCTGCGCGTGGGCAGCGCCGATTCGTTCAAGCCCTTTGGCGAGCCGATGGCCCTCGCCACCAGCCTCTACGACCAGACCCGCAACGAGGTGCTGTCCGACTACGATTGGCAGTTCGCTCGCATCCAATCCTCCATCAACGCCGATGCCGCCGCCCCGGCGTTCGGCTACAGCAAACGCTACGCCCTTCCAACCGGCACCCTCAAGGTGCTTCGCATCAATGGCGTGGACGAGGACGAGAACTTTGGAAAGTGGGAAATCGTTTCTGGCTTCATCCACACGAACGAAGTTTCGCCCATTCAAGTGGAGACCATTGGCATCGTGACCGATGTCAGCAAATACCCGCCGGTCTTCCTCAATGTGCTGATCGTCACCTTGGCCATGAAACTGGCGCAACTTCTGGAAATGGGTTCACCGCAAGCGATGCCCGCTAAACAATGAAAGAGCAGTTCTTCCAAGAACTCCAATACCTAGTCTCTCAACCGGCGCTGAAGTCGGCGGTTGAGAGTAGGGCGGCATTCCGCCCAGCCGTCTCGGTTTCCGAAGACGAACTTTGCCGCCAAGCGATCCTCCGCATCGGCACCGGCGAGCAGTTCACTTCCAGCAGCCACGCCCTCCTCCTCGCCAAGTCTCTTTACCCGCAAGTCCGCGATGCCCTGCTCCTCGCCGGTTCATGGACATGGGCGATGAAGTCCACCACGGTGGCCGAAACCCTCCCGCGCCCGGAATACAAATGGGCCTACCGATACGCGATTCCTTCGGACTGCCTGCGTATCTTCCGGGTCAATGACTACGACTACTCGACCGGCGACTCCGCATGGGAAGTGTCGGGCAATTTCGTCCTCGCCAATGCCGATTCCGGCTCGCCCGCATGGGTCACCGGTCGCACCTATGAAGTCGGCAATGTTGTCTCCAACAACGGCGCGGTCTACCGCTGCCTGGTTGCCGGATCGACCAAGCAACCCGGCGTGTCCGCCAGTTGGACGACCGATTGGGATGTCTGGCTCGGCACGGCGATCACGCTGGAATATGTCAAGAAAGTCACCGAGGTCAGCCTTTTCGATTCCCTCTTCATCGATCTCCTCACGGCTAACCTTGCCTCCAAGCTCGCCGTTCCGCTGACCGGCGATGCCAACAAAGCCGCTCTCCTCGCCAAGGAAACCGAAATCCTCGGCAAAAGCCCCGCGATGCGCCGGGACTCCACCGAGCGCAAAGGCAAGATCAAACCGGCGTGGATGTCCTCCAAACTCGTCTCCTCCCGCAATGGAGGCGATGGTGTCGATGCCGCGCAGGTCAGCGGAGGCGGACCCGCAGGCGGCGTCAGCTACCCCTCGCTCCTCGTCCAAGTCGGGGATGTCACCGCAGTTCCCGGCACCACCCCGCCATTTGTCACCAATACCGGGGCAGGCAGCACCGCCGTTCTCAATTTCGGTCTCCCTCAAGCCGGTCTCCTCGACTCGGCAAAAACCACCCTCACCGGCAACGGCACCCTCCGCACCTTCTCGGTCAATGGACTCAAATCGAGCGACCCAAACCATGTCATCGTGGCCATCAACGGAGTGACGCAGGAACCGACGATTGACTACCTCGTCAACCAAGGCAGCGGCACGATCACCTTCGCCACCGCGATCCCCAACGGTGCGAAAATCGTCGTCGTCGCCCTCGGCCTTTACTCGGCCACTACGCAGCGCGACCCCGACAATTACCTCCACTCCTTCGCCCTCAACACCGCAGGCACCTTCAGCTACTACGGACTGCTCCTCAATTCCGACATCCCCGCCACTGGCTCTGCCGCCGCCGTGGCCAAGTGGATCATCACCCGTTCCGCCCTTTCCGCCAACGGAACCGTCACTGCCACCGCCAAAACAACCAATGTCGCGTGGACTAACCGGGAGACCGCCACCTACGCATGACGACGATCACCGAATCGAACATCACCCAGCAACTGGACTTGAGCCAGTTCACGATTGTCCTGCCCGATGACAGCGTCAAGCAACTCGTCATCTACCCCTCCCGGGCCAATTTTCCAGAAACCGGCAAAGAAGCCCGCATCTACCTCGCGCAGGATAGTGGCACTCTCTGGCTTTGGAATGGCAGCACCTACCAGCAAGCCGCCGATCTCCCCCCCACCTTTTCCAATACGCCGCCCGCCTACCCCTACAGCGGGCAGCGTTGGACACACACTTTTGACCTCACCACCTACGAATGGTTCGCAGGTGCGTGGGTCGAAAAACCAACCAACAACTAGAAAACACTACCATGGCAGCTATCTCCTTCCCGGCCTCACCGGCCCTCAATGACATCCACTCCGTCGGTTCCCGTTCGTGGAAATACAACGGCACCGCTTGGAAACTCGTCCCTCGCACAACCGATGCGGTTGTCGAAGGTTCCAACAACCTCTACTACACCAACGCCCGCGTGGCCTCGGCCCCAGCCGTTACCGCGCTCGAATCCCGCGCCGGTTCCATCGAGTCAGCCGCGACGAGCTTGACGACCCGTGTCGGCACCGCCGAAGGCAATATCAGCACCCTCACCAGTGGACTCGCCACCGAGAAAGGCCGCGTGGACGCCGTCCTCTCCGCCGCCGGGGCGGATAGCGATTCCTTCGCGGAAATTGTGACCTTGATCAATTCGGTAGACACCACAAATGATTCCGCATTCGCAGGTTATGTCACATCGAACAACTCCGCGGTCAGCACCCTTCAAGGCCGCGCCACCAGCCTCGAAAGCCGCGCCACCGCCGCCGAGGGAGACATCGATGCTCTGGAGTCCCGCGCCACCACGATTGAGGGCGCAGCGACCACGCTCTCGGGCCGTGTCACTACAGCCGAGGGTTCATTGAGCAGCCACACCGCCGCGACAAACAACCCGCACTCTGTCACCAAAAGCCAAGTCGGCTTGGGCAATGTGGACAACACCAGCGATGCCAACAAACCCGTCTCCACCGCTGGCCAAACCGCCCTCGACGGCAAGCAGATTAAGGATGTCATCTCGACAACCGCGCCTTCGCATGTCGCAGGTCTCCGCTGGATCGACTCTACCGACATGGCAGAGTATGTCTCCTACAACGGAGCTTGGGTCGAAATCGACAAGCAGTAAAAAACCATGTCCGCCCTCGCGTTTCCATCCACCCCGTCAGTCAACGACACCTTCACTTCCGGCAATCGGAAGTGGAAGTGGACGGGAGCGCGCTGGCAGGTCATGCCTGTCACCATCCCGTCCTCTCGCCTTTCCGGCGAGGGGGCGGAGACCGGCGACATCCTCGTCTTCGACGGCGAGGCGTGGTCACCCGTCCCCCTTACCGAGGGCGGTTCCACCATCGCCCGCGCTGCTTGGGCAGACCCCTACCACTACTACGGCACCGCCCCCACCGGAACCGCCGAATCCTCCACCGGCTGGTCGATCACACGCATCACCACCGATGCCGCAGGGTCGGTCACCGCGACTCAAACCGCCACCGGCGCGTGGTCAAACAAAACCAATCTCCAATTTTCTTAACCCAAAAATCCAAACACCATGAACGCCACAAACCCCATCGAAATCGACGGCAAATCGTTTGACCGTTTCTCG